TGGTTGACTTTAACTGTGTTATTGAGAATCAAAATATGATCAAATATTTCACTCCACCTGAACCTGTTTATGGGTTGCACATTCCTGTTTTGGGAAGTGGAAAGATTTACATCACAAGAGCCTAATCTTAATAAAGAAAGGGTGGATAGATTATGGATGAGCAATACTGGAAAGGTCAGGTAGATGCAAAGTTAGATTTTATAGCAGATGAATTAAAAAGTGCTAAACACACCTTGATTATTAATAATACCAAGAATGATGCTGACCATGAAATAATTAAGAGTGAGATAACTAACCTAAAAATAAAAAGTAGTGTCTGGGGAATGGTAGGTGGAGGAATTGCAGCAGTAGGCACTATGTTTGCAAAGTATGTTTGGATGGGTAAATAGATGGGAGACCTATCTGAGAACTTCTCAAAAAGTGAATTTATTTGTAAGTGTGGATGTGGGAAGAGTTATGTTGATTTGAGGTTAGTAAGCAGGCTTCAGCTTATTAGGGATATAGCTGAGCTTAGTATCAACATCAATTCAGGTTGTCGCTGTGCTAAGCATAATAAGGTTACTGGGGGAACTCCTAATTCAGCACACATCAAAGGATTGGCCGTTGATTGGTGTTTTAAAGATCATGATGACACCTTATTAGAGAAAATTTGTACGAAGTTGCTTCAAAATTGGTCAGGAGGTTTCCATTTCTATCCTGCTCGAACATTAACAGATGGTACTCATCAATCCGCTTTTTGTCATTCTGATCTTAAAGAAAGAAGAAGATGGTAAGAAGGAGGTGAGATAGATGTTTCAATGGATTCAAAGTATTCGATCAATCGCAACTCTTATGATAGCAGGAACCTTTTGTTATCTTTCAATTATTGGAAAGATTGAGTCGAAGGATGTTATGTTGGCAGTTATCTTAGTCCTTAACTTCTACTTCTTGGTGAAAGAAAGAAAGGAGGTTTTATGAGAAAGATTAAATTAGTTTCAATCTTAATTATAGGTATGTTTCTGATGGCTGCCTGTGCAGGAACTTTTGCACAAAACGCTTATCGATCAATCTACATCTCAGGGAAAACCTATGACACGAGTATGAAGGTTGTGTCAGACTTACAAAAGCAAGGGATTATAGATCAGATTCAACGAGATCAAATTAACAAAGTAGGGACTATCTTCTATAATGCTTATCAAGCTGCTGTTGATGCTTTAGGGGTGTATGTAAATACATCTACCTCTACAAATGAGCAGAAGGTGATAGCAGCTCTTAATGCTTTGAGTGTAGCTTGGCCAGAGTTTGCAAAACTGGTTAATACAAAGAAAGCAAATACGATGGCACCTACTTTAGCTCAAGCATTAAAGGAGGTTAAATAATATGGATGCTACAATCATTGTTGCACTCGTTGGGTTATGTTTGCAATATGGGGTGCCTGCAGTAACTGAGGCTCTCACAAGATGGGACAAACCAGTTATTACCATAGAGGATATAACCGAGTTAAAAGGAATGATCAAAAGACCTGAGGATTATTAAAAGAGAGGTAGAAAATGACTCTTGCAACAATGGCAAATAACATTCTTCGACTCTGCCCGATGAATTTTGAGATTATCAAATCCAATCTTCAAGACAGCTATCGTCAGTTAGCATCAAAAGATTGGAATCGTCTCAACCTTCAAAGATTAATCTACACCGCTATCCCTTACTCAACAGGAACAGTTTCAGTAGCAACAACTGGGGTAGTAACAGGGGTGGCGACAGTCTTTACTGCTGCAATGGTTGGACGATTTATGAAGGTTCATTATACAGATGCTTTCTTTGAGATTAGTGTCTTCACCAATCCCACCACCATAACCTTAAAGGATTGGCCAGGAGAGGTGGTGGCTGCTGGACATACTTACTCAATTTTTAAGACAATCTATGACATCCCTACAGAGGTTGGGATGGTTTATAATTTAGTTTATCAGGTGCCACTCATCAAAAAAAGTCAATCCTATTTTAATTATATTGATCCTGCTCGAACTTCTTCATCATCCTCTCCAATTTACTGGGCATTTGCAGGTGTAACCTCTGCAGGTCTCCTTCAAATCGAGCTCTATCCACCAGCAACCTCAGTAGTTGGAGTTAGAGTTTATGGGAAGCAAAAGATCACAACTTTAGGATCAGCTGACACTCCCTATCTACCAGAAGATCTCATCGAAGCTCGAGCTCTTCTTAATTGTTATAGGATGAAAGATGTTCAGCAACCCAAACAGGGATGGGGAGAGAAGGTTGCAGAACAAACAGATTTCTATGGAGAGTTATTTACCACATTCCAAGAGGAAGATTATCAACTTGAATCCCATCATACAAAAGTGAAAGATGCAATGGGAGATCCCATAATCCCTCAAGATGATAATTTTGCTTTATCACATGACGTTTGATCGTGAGTCAAATTTTGACTTAGTCTGAGGAAAAAATGAACCTTTCAGAAATTAGAACCGAGGCAAGACGCTTACTCGCTGAAACAAGTGCCACTCTTTCTTATCTCTCTGACACCGATCTTAATAAATTCATCAATGAGGGATTAAGAGAGGCTTGCATTAAAGCGAAAGCTTATGAAAGATCAAAAACAATCACAGTTGCAACTACTATTGCAACTTACAATCTCCCTTGGGATTTCATCGAAACCATTAATCTCCTCAATCATAATGGGAGACCACTTGATCTTATCATGCCTCAGATGGTTGGATCTCTTTATACCGTAACAGGGTATCCTCTCTACTATACGATTGGGCAGACACTAACAACAATTGCTGCTCGTGGTAACCTCACCCTTTATGCAATATGGCCAGCAACAGGAGTCTATACTCTCACCTATGTTGTTCCTGCTGCTGCTAATGGATATATTTATGAGGCTACCATAGGTGGAACAACTGCTGCTGCTCCTCCAGCCTACCCCACAACCATTGGTGGTACGGTGACTGATGGTACTGTAACTTGGACCTGTAGAGAATTATTCTCATCCCTTAAAACCATAACCCTCTTTGATACTCCAACAGTTGCTGGAGCAGGAACAGGAACCTACACTTATATTTATTCTGCCTTAGAGGAAGGACTTTATGTTGATACTGATTCCCCAAACATTCCTCTTGACAAACATTCTTTCATATCTCAATATGCTTGTTTCAGAGCCTGTGTTAAAGGAAAAGATCTCCAACTTGCTATGGCTTTTTATACAGGTTTTGCAAATGGTTTTGGATTGCCCATGATTGGAGCAGAAGGAGCTAAAAGTGCCACCTAAACTTCTTCCACCTCAGTCTCTAAAAATAGTTGGAATGAATTCTTATGCAGATCCCATGTCTCTGTCTGAGGGCTTTGTCAAATTGATTCAAAATATGAAACCTCAGAAAATTTCTTGGATGACTCGTGAAGGATGGGCAAAGTATAATGCTGTTATTCTTCCTGCTTCCTCTGGAGTTTTTGGAAATGCAATTTATTATCCTGTTGCAACCCAACCCGTTGAACTTGCCGTATCTAATGGAAAACTTTACTCAGGAGAAGCTGGAGCTTTTACAGAGAGATACTCAGGTTTATCCACCTCCACCCTTTGTTCGATTGTTCAAAGTGGAAATCTTGCCATTGTTGTAGATCAATCTAACAAAATGATTGCTTATGAATATGGTAAAACTCCTTTTGAGCTTGGAATCAATTCTCCAAAAGAGTATAAGATGATTGAAACTTTTGAGAAAGCAACTGACTGGACAATAGTAAATGGAACAGCAGCTGATGATAATGTACATCACATTCAAGGAACCCAATGTGTAATTTTTCTCTCAACAGTAGCTGGAGCAATGACAGCTTCAAAGACTCTTACATCACCTCTTGATCTTACTGTATTTCCTGACACAACAACTTCTTCAACAGCTGATTATATCTCATTTTTCCTAATCAGAGGTACGTATGCTAACTTTACAAATTGTTATCTTAGTTTAGGTGATGCTGGTTTTACAGCTTATTATACCATCCGCCTTGACACACACGCAACTTGGACAGCAACGTCTGCTCCAGATGTAGCATTTGAGTTTAAGATTAAAAAATCAGAGTTTGGAGTGGGAGCTGGTGCTCCAAATTGGAATAGTATTGCTGCAGTAAGATTCTCTGCTCAAGCTGCTGGTGGTTTACAAGCCAAACTTACACTTGATTATCTTCGACTTGAGAAAACTGGACCTGTGGCTACTGATTCTGGAGTGGCTGGTCTCTTAAATGGGACTTATTGGTATAAGATAACGTATATTACAGAAGATGATTGGGAGAGTGATCCTTCTGTAATGAGTACTTCTGTAACCGTAACAAATCATTCAGTTAATCTAACTGTCATCCCTATTGCTGGTTCAACCCGTATTGCTGAGAAACGAATCTATCGAATTGGTGGTACCTCTTCAGAGTGGAGATTATTAGCAATTCTTTATGATCGCACCGTTACCACCTATCTTGATAACATTGCAGATATTAGTCTTGGTGACATCTACATCGAAGTTGAAGGTTATCCGATGATCCCAAAATGTATCACCGTTCATAATGAAAGTGTGATCATCGCAAATCTTACAGATGTTGATGGTACAAAATATCCATGTGGTGTTATGCTTTCCTATCCAGAGAGTATTGATATTTATGATCATCTTGAAATGTTTGAGATTGAAGCTGATGCTGGTGGTGAGATTAAATGGATCAAATCCACCTTAGATTGGATTTATGTTGGCAAGAGTAATTCCATCTGGAAATTTGATTCTAATGATCTTGACGTCCCACCCCGCAATATAAGTAGAGTTTACTCAGGTGTTGGACCACTTGCTGTCTGTGAAGGAGAAAATGAATTATACTTTCTCGATCCTAAATATGGGGTGGTGATGTGGAATGGAAGTTGGTTTGATGATAAGTTTGGATTGGAGGTTAAAGATTACATCGAAGCAATCCCATCAACCTACCTTAATCTAACTTGGATGTTATACTTTGACAAAACAGTTTTTATTGGAGTAACCCCAACAGGAGGAACCTATCCAACAACGATTCTTGCTTGTTATACACCTCTCCATGCTTGGTATGTGATTACAGGATGGCCTGCTCGCTGTGGATATATATCAAAAGCAAGTGGGACAGAGATTCTCCATCTTGGCCATGCCACAGTTGGTCATGTTTATAATGCTTTCAGTGGAGATACAGATGATGGAGCAGATATCACCTCAATTATTCATCTTGCAAATGGTGATTTTGGAGCTCCTGATTCTCCAAAAGATTATTATAAAGCATTTCTCTATGGGAATAAACTGACCGCTACAGATGTTACCTTAACAATCGAACCTTACATTGATGGGTTAGATTCAACTATTGATTTAGATATCACCAAAACTATCCTTACCTCAACCATTCATAATCAACTTTCTTTGGTGATACCTCAACTTGGATATCTTGGTGTCTATCTGGGATTGAAGATTACAGCAACAAAAAGATGGAATTTTAGATTGCTATCTCAATATATTAGAGTAGAGGCTCCAAGGATATGAAACCTCCTCTTATTGTTGTTGATGAGGATAAAAAAGAACAATCAACAATAAATACCTTATTTGAGGATTTATATAACAGAGTACTTCCCTCTGATATCACTAACCAGTTACAAACAGGAGCTCTCACTAATACCCATATTGATAGTGTTACTACTTGGTCAGAATTAAATTATGTCTATTTTATCGCACATTGTGTAGCAGTTAAAAATGCAGTTCTCTATGATTGGGCAATCAGAAAAAAAGGAACAACTGTTTGGACTGAGTTTTTCTGTTCAAGCAATACAGCTAAACTCATCAACCTTTACCCAGAAACAGAGTATGAGATCAGAGTTAAAGCTTATGGTATGCTTTTAATATCATCTCCATGGTCTGCAATAGTTATTAGTATGTCAGCAACCTTAACTCCTTCTAAAGTAACAGGGGTGGTTGTGACAGATGAGGCTCTTTATGTTGATCCATCAACAGGAGTAACTTTAGCAAGTGTTAGAATTGAATGGAATAATAATGCTGATTCAGAACTTGTAGATAGTTATGAGGTTCTCTGGTATTGATTATGGTAGGATATCGATCTGCTATGCACTCACCTTTAATTTGGTCAGCACCTCCAACGTATAGTATTCTCTATGATCAAGGTCTTGATAGTTGTAGGACCTGGGGGCATATTATTTTAAGTGAGGATGGACTCCACTTTTACTGTTGGTTTGGTGGACCAACAACTGGAGATCGATTAGTAACAGTATTTCAGAAGAGGTTAATCTCAGATGGTTCTTTAGTCTGGTCAAGAACCTATACTGGAGCTGGTATAGGTAGTAATAATTATAATTGTGTTTATCTTTATAATGGAAATCTTTATGCAGTAGGATCTTACCAATCAAATGGTTGGCAGTTTTCTAAATTTACAGAAAATAATGCAAATGTGTGGAGTTCTACTGAACTTGCAGGAGGACCTTATGCTGGAGGAGGAGCTATTTATGCAGACTCCTCAGGAGTTTATATAGCTTATTATAATGGGGTTGTTACTCGTTGGAGAGTTCAAAAATGGACTGATGCTAATCCTCCAATCTTAGTTTGGACGCAAGATAGAAATATTGGTCTTCAACCTCCCAATAAGATTATAGCTGATGAGACTGGAAATAATATTATCCTTATTGGAGGTAATGGATCTGCCATATATGAAAAAAGATTAAAATCTGATGGGACACTCTTGTTCTCTGGAGGATGGGCAGTTGGAGGTGCAAATGCAGCTTTTGATCTAACCCCTTCTAACAGTGGGATATTCTATGTTGGAGGAAATGATTTTGGAGATCCTGGTGTTGATTACAGAGCCAGATATGAAAAAGTAAACTCTTCTGATTTAACAACATCTACTTATGAAGTAAATGCAGATTTATTTTTTGGTGGAAGAAATACAACATCTGGAATTACAGTTAATACAACTGGAACTTATATTTATGGGGTTCAAGGATACCCTGCAGGAAGTCCTGCTGGTGGTCAAACAAAACTTGTAAGACGAAAAGGTAGTGATTTAAGTTTTGATGCTGAAGTTAACCTTGGAGATGCCAGTTTGGCAGGAGTATCAAATCTTCCTGGGATTAAATATATTCCTTCTGATGGTGTTTATGATGCATCACTTATAATAATATCTCATGATTACAGTGCTGGACCTCCATACATTAAATGGAAAATTCAAAGAAGAAGAGCTTCAGATTTAGGGGTGTAAGGTAAAAGATGACCAAATCTGCTCGAATTATTGATGCTTTAAAAACAGATACAGCTTATTCTTTCCATGTTCGTGCAAAGAACATCATTGGAAAGTGGAGTGAGCTAAGTAATGTTGTTATTAAAACAACCATCAAAGATACTACTGCTCCTTCTACTCCAACTGGTGCAGGACTTTCTACACCTTTTGCTAATTATTTTATGTTAAAATGGATAGCTGGAACAGAGAAGGATCTTGAAGCTTATTATATTTATGTTTATACTAATAATACTCCTGCGTTAGCTAAGATCATCAAACGAGTTGGGTATGCTACAAATAGTGTAATTGTAAATGAGGCTGATAAAACTGAGGACTCTTCAATTACCATTAATGTATTGACGACTTATTATTTCTGGGTTACTGCAGTAGATGAGTCTGGAAATGAGTCAGGAAAGTTAGCATTGGGAAGTGGACAACTTCCATTAGAGATGGGGAGTCACTCTGAAAGCCTCTCAATAAGTGCAAGTATATCTCCAAGTGAGTCACCGAGTAAGTCATTAAGTCTTTCATTAAGTAAATCATCAAGCCTCTCACCAAGTGCTTCTATTAGTCTTTCATTATCTTCAAGTGACTCACCAAGTGCAAGTGTAAGTCCGTCTGAGTCATCAAGTCCGTCACCAAGTATATAGGAGTTAAAATGAATTTTGAAGTTAAAGTTTTAGAAACAGATGGAGAGCTTCTTCAATTAATCTCATTAGTGATTGATTACTCTAATAAGACAGATGCCTCTCTTTATCAAAGTCTTTATGAGATTTCTCAAGGATTTAAGAATCCCACCTTTATAACAATGATTGCAAAAAAGGATGGACTTCTTACTGGATATGTAAGTGGGATGTTTCTGACACCATCTGAGTTCTTAGCAACTCAAGCCTTTTCTAAAGATCGTACCACCAACATAAACTTCTTTACTTTGATCCAGAAAAAACTTAATGGATTAGGTTGTAAGAAGATTTTTGGACATACTCAACTCGATCCATCTGTCTTTGAAAAGTATGGATTTAAATTTGATCGCTATCTTCTTATTAAAGAGATAGAAAAAGAGGAGGAATAAAATGGGCGGTTCAAACAAATCATCATCAAAACCTGTTTTTTACGAAACTTGGTTTCCTGGTCAGAAGGAGTATATGGGAGAATTCCTCCAACCAATGAAGGATATCTTTGCTGGTGATTATAGTACTCCACAGGCCCAGATGATGCAGCAGATCGTAGGAGAAGCAGGAATGAAAGAGACTGCTGCTCAAAGAAGTCAGATTGCTGGGACAAGAGGATTATCAACTCCAGGAAAGGCAAAGATGATCTCTAAAGTAGGTTCAGAGGCTGTCTCTGCAGCAGCTGCAGTTCCTAAAACTATTTGGGAGATGGCTTCAAAGGTGTTAGGACAATATGCGTTGACTCCTCCATCAGTCTCTACTGGACAGAAAGCCTCATCAAGTGGTTGGAATGTTCTTTGTTGGGTGTGGAGTTACTTTAATGGGGTGAATGGAGAGGATACCAACCTTGTTAGAGCTTACAGAGACTCTCATTTTGGGAGATATTCTGATGTTGCTCAAGGATATCGAGAAATGGGAAAGGTTATGAGACCTCTCTTGGAGAAATCTCCTCTAATTAGGGTGATGGTTTATTATCTTATTTATAAACCAATCACAGCCATCGCCAGAGGTAGCCACAACCCCATCCTTCTTGGAGTAGGGTATCTTTGGAAGTTCACCTTTAAAAGAATTGGAATGACAGCAAGAGCACATCTTTCAAAAAGAGGGATTTCTATTGTCTGATAGATTATGGACATACTTCTGGGGAAGGCTCCCTGATCATTCCTTCTTTCATTTTGCCCATTTCAGGAAAGAAGGAAAAGAATGGGGTCATATCTCTCTCAATGGAGAATTTCTTGAAGGAGAATTTCCTTTAATCATCAAAATTCCCCATAAGAAATATAAATTTGAGACTCCTCTTCTTTCTCTTGAGTTGGAGGCAGTCACTCCTTCTATTCAACATGAGGATTCCCCCACTCATAAGCATTATTCCACCCCTGTTTTGATGGGTGAGGGAGTTGATGCTTGGATGGAGATAGAATATCTTACTTACTCTCAGAAAGATTGGGAGTGGTTAGCTCTCCATTTGGGTGACATCTCCATTATGGCATATAAAAGAGAGAAAGATTCCTTTGCTAAATTCATTTTGGGAAATAAGGTGATTGAGTCATCCTTTGAGCTTACAGCTCACGTCTTATATCTTACCAAATTAGGAATGTGTTTCTACCTTGAACCTGTTTATTCTGAGATTATCTTTCATCCTAAAAATGGAAGACCTTACTCAGAGACACCTTTTAATGTGATCTTTCGTACTAAAAA